CCGAATTGTAATGGATGAGCTATATTTTTGGTATCTTGTCGCAAACAAAATTATATCCGTAAAACTGACCATCCGAATTAGGACCAAATATGTCTGCTACAATACCAACTGGAGCAATGCTGTGTTCGACCATTGGTTTAGAAAGGCCTACCATAGCTGCAATTTCCAACCCGGTACCAACTATTTTTGCCACTGTAACTGCTGCACCAGCAACTGTTTTGAGCGTCCTAGCGGCTGCGCTTGCATATTGTTCGGGTTTGGTCTGCGGACCACGGTAATCTTTTTCAGAATCTCCAGGTGACTTCTTCTCCTCTAATTTCTCACTCTTTGGAGGTTTTGATGAACTAGAAATTGGTTTTGGTTTATTATTCTTCCCTTGCGGCTGTATGGTTATAGGAACAAAACCTGCTCCACAGAAGACAGGATTCAACATCTCACCAATACCAATCAGTTTCACAGTCGAACCATCTGAAACTCGTAGCGGAGTTAGAACCATCAAATAGACTGCAGCATAATCAAAGTACTGTTCCTCATCTGCTGTGCTATAAGATCTCACAACACAAGCTCTAGAATCTCTGCAATAAGGCACAGTAATTTTTCCACTAACGTGGGCTCCAGCATTCAAGATTACGTGAGGACCGCTCATAGCTTCAAAGATGTTCCTAGGTGGACGGGCCATGGGGCTCATACACAAGACCAACGCACCTGCTTGCATGGGAGTAGACTGCATCATGAAAGTGTATGATATATCACACATGTACAAGGATCTATTACCTAAACGCATTTCCATATTCGGAACTCTTCTGAAAATTGCACTAGGTAAATATTCCGTGTGTATAATGTCATTGGGGGACATAAGGGACGTCCAGTCTGCTACTGAAAAAGCAACCGGTCGCTGAACTTCTGGTGGCATATCATACATTGTGTTCGTGTATATTTTCCCACTGAGGTCTTCTACGTCCTCTTCCAATGGAACATCTCCTACAAAAGAAGTCTCATGAGTTTCTCCAGTAACTTCAGTTGAATCTAATGTTCCATCCTCCAAACCCTGGTTGAAAATATATGGTGGTTGAACAGACACTCGAGCAACAAAATTACACGCCTCATGTGATAAACTTTCCTGATTAGCTATCGCACATAGGTAAGCATCCCTGGTACTTATGTAGTCCTCTAATCTCACACCATTTAAAACAACGCATTGGATCACGTGCTTCCATACTTCATAAGAATGCCTACTTAATTCCAAAAGGAACGAATACAATTGTCCTGGATATATTTCTAAAAATTTTCCGGGTTTAGTAAACTGAACTCCTTTAATAATACGAGGCAACTCAAGCTGCATGGTAGGTCCTAAGAAAGGTACTTGTGTGAAATTTCTTGAACAAAATGTTAACTCTTCCCATTTCCGAGGACACAAAACTCCTTTGTCACTACTCGTTATTTCAAAACCTCTGATCCTACACAATTCTCCGAACTCGTCCAATTCTCCGACGATTTTAGCGGCAATATCATCACCAAAAATCATCCACTCTGGGCTACAGTTTTTCATGGAATTGTGAAATTGCTGAATTTTTCCGTTCTTGAAATAGTGTTCTCCTAACAAAGCTAATAACACAAAGGCGTTGAGAATAAAAGTTAATAAACTTCCAGATCCGAGAGCTCCACAAGGAATTCTAAACACTTGATCACCCATAACACAACTTCCAAACAGAGTGATATTTAACAACACCCAACAGACAAGGGAATCATCACTCAAGTTTGGCAAGTCATTATGAACATCGTGTTTAGCATATAAATTGTCAACAAAATGGCACTCCAACATCAACTTCATCAACAATAAAGCTGATTCCATACTGTGTCCACACTCCATTGATTTGACATCAGCATCCATTCCTTTGTTATTTCCATCAACAAAAATTCTCTTAAAA